CTTGCAGAGGGTAGGTTCACACAGGCTTACTTAGATGAAAAGAAAGGACAAGTTACTTCTAAGGACTGGAAGCGTTATTATATACCTGAATTCCCACTTGCTGATGAATATGCCTATTTTAAGCCTATTAGATATGAAGTTCTATCAAGAGAATTAAAATACTACGGTGCTATAGACCCAGCTTTGGGTGAAAGTGAAAAGGGAAGTGCTACGGGTATTGTGGTTGTTGGTGTAGATGATAAAGGGCAAAGATATGAAATGGAGAGTATTAAAAAGATATTAAAACCCGACGAAGCCATGAGACTTATATTTAATTTGCCCTATAAATTCCAGAGGTTTGGTTTTGAGGACGTAATGTTCCAAAGATATTTTGGAAAAATGGCTAACGAGATAAGTAAGGAACTCGGTATAGATATACCTTTTGAGGGTATTAAACAAACTAAGAATAAACTAGAGCGCATAGAGAGCATGGAACCTATGATTAATACAGGCGGTATTTTATTTAAAGGTGATAATGACTTGTGGGACGACTTGGCAGAATATCCTAATGTGGAGAAAATGGATGTCTTGGACTGTTTGGAAATGGCTATAAGAATTAGTGAAAAGAAAAAGCCTCGTATTTTAATTGGTGATGAAGTCTGGTAACATTTTGATATGTCAAAAATAAATCAATTACGAAACGCCATTGCTAAAAGACTTACTAGAAATGCAATGAATGTATCTTTACCTAAAGAGTTTTTAAAATATGGCAATAAACCCATGTCGCCTGACTGGACGCAAGTTTTGATGAGTGATAGCGACCTTTATACTGGATACGGTTATTCGGCTATAAGAAACAGAGCAAATATAGTTGCTAATACTGCTATTCAAAATGTACACACTGATAGTAATAAGGCTGATTATACTCACCCCTACTTAGAACTACTTGCAAGTTCCTTGGATTTTTCGGAGTATGACTTCTGGAGTCAAATATCCACCTACCTAGATTTAGAGGGTGTTTATTATCTGATGGCTGTGCGTAATGTTGATGGTGATAAGGTGGGCGATGTTCAGTATTTTAAAATGCTTAACCCATATAACATTAGACGTGTCTTGTCTGGCGATACATTAGAAGTTATAGGTTACTCGGAGCATAGAAAGGGCTTTCAAAGGGAAATACCGAGGGAGATGATTATTGAAATACGACAGTTAAATCCATTTGATGAGGATAATCCTTATGCCATGACTGATGCAGCGAAAGAGGGTCAGTTTACTTTGAAAACTGCGGGTGATTATACAAGACATGCTTTGAGAAATAATATAAATGCACCTGGTATTTTATCAACCGATGTTATCTTAGATGAGGAAGAATTTAAAAACTTTAGGGCTAGATTAATGAACCATACTAAAGGAGAGCCTATATTTGGTAATGGTGGCGGTGCCATATCTTGGAACTCAATGCAGACTGAACTTTCAAAGGCAGCCCTAAAAGATGTTAATGAGATTAATAGGGAACTCTTGTTTGCCGTAAGCGGTGTATCTAAAACCATCATGGGAATTGAACAGTCTGGTACTACCAGAGAAACCTCACGAGTTCAAAAGGAAATGATTATTGAGTATCACCTTATACCTCAAATACAGCTTATTGTAGACGCTTTAAACCTTGATTATAGACGAAGATACGAAAGTGAATTTTCAAAAACTAAAGCAATGATAGTTGTTGATAGTCCTTTATCTGTAGACCTTGACGCTAAATTAAAGGAAGTTGAGTTGGCTGATGCTAAACTTACTCTCTATCAGTCATTAATTAATAAAGATATTCCTAATGATGTTGCAGAACAGTATGTAATGGGTGAAATTGAAGTGGGACAATTACCTATTGAAAAATCCTTACCAGTAATTACACCAACAGAAGATGTTGAGGAAGATACCGAAGAAGACACTCAGGATAACAAGGTTAAGAATAAACTCAATGATAGTGTTATAAAGCAACAACAGGGCGTTTTAAAAAATGAAATAGTGAACATTGATAGCAGATTGATGATGACCATGCTTAACAGGCTTAGAAAAAAAGCTAATAATGTGGAACTTGATAGTGAAAGTGATTTGATAACTAAAAAGGAAAAAAAGGAAATATCAGACGAGTTGATACTTACGTTGAGCATGTTTTACGGATTGATATTTAACATAGCGGGGCAGGGGGTTATGTCCGATAGGTTATTACAATACGGTCTTTCTGGCTCGTTTAAGATTGATAAAAAAACTACCGACGCTATTAAAAAGATAACCTCAAAAGTAGGTATAAGCCATGTGGATACAATCTCTAAGGAAATGTATAAAGTTGCTAGTGAGGAAGCTATGCAGGGTAAGTCATTATCCGAAATTGAAAGTACACTAACCACTAGATTTTCAGGTCAGATATCAGAGGCTAGAGCAACAGTAGTAGCAAGAACCGAAACCAATAGGGCTTTTACACTTTCGCAGTTTGAGGCCGACAAACAATTCATTGAACAAAATCGCTTAGAGGGTGTTGCATATAAACAATGGCGAACAAGGTCTAGTAACCCCTGTGAGGTTTGCCAAGCTCTAGAAAAGGAAGGACCAGTTCCTTTTGGTAAGAATTTTAGAAATTTAGGCGATAGTATAACTGTCGGTGATACGTCTTTAATTGTTGATTTTGTACCGTTAGAGGCTGGAAATGCACATCCGAACTGTTCGTGTACCTATGAGCTTGTATTGGAATTGTGATAGCATATTAGTATGTTTGAGAAATTACTTAAAAAATTAAAAAGAAAAAAAGATGAGGATATTATTATTCACGATAATAAAGTGAAAAAGCATAGACCTCGTGTTAAGAGAAATGAAAAATAAATTTATTACCCATTTAAACAAGGTTGCTGTAATTCAGGACGGTGATAGTTTAGTAAGATTTTCTAATCCTGTTCCAATTACATCAGACCAAACAATGTATAACGGTGCTAGATACGATATTGGCAGTATGGATATATCCAAATATAAGGGCTTATTGACTGTAAACCATTCGGATAATATTCAAGACATTGTAGGCAAGGTTATTGGACTTCAAAAGAACGATACGACTGTAACTATTACGGGTATTGAATTTGCTACAGAACATTCTGCACTTGCTAGATTTACAAGGGACATGCTGGTTGCTGGATTTATCACAGACTTTTCCATTGAAACTGTAGGACCTTGGGCTAATGACGACAATGTTTATATGGACAGTGAGTTAATCGGACTTTCCATTGTCTTAGTAGGCAATAACAAGGAAGCAACTGTTAGTGAGATTTACACCAAAGTATTAAATTCAGCAAAGGATAGTGGCTTAAATGTTGAAGTGTTAAATAAGATAATGCTTGACAATGAAGATACCGCCACCAATAATATTGTTATGTATAAAACTATTAAAAACAGCAAAGGTTATCCTGTTGTTGTTAAATTCAAAAACGCTGAGGGTGATGAAGTCGAAAAGACATTAGCACCTGCAGAAACTGTTGATGTTTCCGAAGACCAAGTTGAAACAGTAGAGACTCAAATTGAGGAAGCTGTAGAACCTGTAAAAGAGGAAAAAGAAACAGAAGAAAAACCTGAAGAAAAAACAGAATCAGCACTTGCAAAAGTGGAAGCTGTTTTAAATAGATTAGAAAAATTAGAAAAGGAAACCTTTAATAAGAACGCTAAAGAGCCTACTTTTGTAAAGGATACCGCAAAGGAAATTAATTCAATGGATTATAAACAAAGACACGGTATGCAAATAAACGCTGCTTGGGATATGTTAAAAAACCATGACAGCATTGCAGCCAACAAACTCCGAGAATTAAACAAAGTCCATTTGGAAGCACTTCAAAAAGAGGGCATTGTTGCTAACTCTATGACGATTGCAGATATGGGAAACTTTGTCATCTCACCAGAGCTTTTGAGAGATATTGAAGGTCATAGGTCAAGTTTCCAAGACCTATTAAATAAACTTGATTGGAAAGAAACATTAAGTCTTCAAATGGCTTGGTTAGCACGAAGTGGCGATATTAATATGCAGGAAGTTGAACATTGCGATGACGGTGCAGACGGAAACCTTAAACCACTTAGTGAATACACCGCAGGAATTCAGACTTCTAACTTGCACGAGTTAGCAGCCGTTACTCCTGTTTGCGATGCAGCCACTAGATTTTTAGCAGTTGATTTACTAGGTGATGTAGCCGCAGGTTATAGAACTGACTATGATAGAAAAAGAGCGCAACTCTTTATTGCTAGACTACAACAGGCTGTAAATACTTCGGGTAATTCTGAAACCTACACAACTACAAGTGATGTAAATGCTGTTAAATCATTTATCAATACTTGGTCAGCAGTTGCGGAGGAAGTTGAAAATGGAGTTTTCATATTCAACTACAAGACCTACGGTGAATTAATGAGAAGGCTTATTGGTGCAGGAATTGCTACCGATACAGCAATGGGATTATTTACTACAGGCGACCAAAGAATGATACTTGGAAGACCATATATTGTTGTTCCTAATGAACTGCTACCTACACTCAATACTGCAGAAACCAAGAGTTTTACAGTTGAGGGTAGTTCAGTAACAATCAACAAGGCAGTATTCTATGTTGACCTTAGTACGTTCACAGGTAGGACAAGTGGCGGATTGAAATACGATTTGTCCACCGAAGCAGCCTATGAAGATGGGGAAACAGTTAAGTCAGCATTCCAAAGAAACGAACTTGTATTGAGAGGCTCGTTCTTTAGAGGTGGTGCTGTCAAGGATACCGACAAAGTTGTAGCATTGGGCGCACCTGGAGTTTCCTAATAACTAACTAGAACTTGAAACTAGAGGGGGCTTAAAAACCCCCTCTTTTTATTGCGTAAATTATTCAAACAGATATACTTTATTCATGAATATTTCTATTAGACGGGGTGAAACCCTAGAACTTGGCATAACAGCCGATGATTTAACCGCACAAACTGTACAAATGATAGTTGAAGATGATGATGGAATAATTATTAACGAAACGGAAAACTTTACTACTGTTGACGGTAAAAGAGTTGCAGTAATTGAAACTAATAATACTAACCATGATTTAGGAGAGTATGAATATATGCTTACTATTGTTTATGCTGATGGAACTATTGAAAAACTACCAGATGTTACAGATTGTGAAGAATGCGAATTACCAACTTTAACTATATGCAAATCTTTAGGAGTTAGTTAATGTACGAAATAAAAATCCGAAGAAACGAACCTACATTTCAATTAAGAAAAATTGATAGAAACATCAGTTTAAAGTCTGTCGGTAAACGTGGAATACCTGGAGAAACTGGTGTGCAAGGCGCCAAGGGTGACACAGGAATGCAGGGAAATAGCGGTATTCAGGGCATCCGAGGAGATACGGGGGTTCAAGGTCTACAAGGAAATACTGGAAGCCAAGGTGATACTGGAATACAAGGCAATTCAGGTGTTCAGGGGATTCAAGGAATTAAAGGGGACACAGGCAATCAAGGTAATTCTGGGATTCAAGGTATTCAGGGCGCAACAGGTGTTGTAGGAAATAAGGGTGATACTGGTTCTGCTGGTAGCCAGGGAATAAAAGGCGACACGGGAAGTCAAGGAAACACAGGTGTTACTGGTTCGCAGGGAATACAAGGCGCAACTGGTTCAACAGGCAGTCAGGGCTTGCAAGGGCATACTGGTGTCACAGGAAGCCAAGGCGCTAAAGGTGATACAGGCTCAACAGGTAGTGCAGGAAACCAAGGTGCTACAGGAATTAAGGGCGATACTGGTATTCAAGGAGAAACGGGGGTCGCAGGTTCGCAGGGAGCGACTGGCGTAGCTGGTGCCAAGGGTGACACAGGAAACACAGGTACAGCAGGCGCAAAAGGTGATACGGGTAATCAAGGTAGCGCTGGAGCAACTGGTGCAGTAGGAGGTACAGGCGTGGCTGGCGCTAAAGGCGATACAGGTTCACAAGGTGATACAGGTGTTGGCGTGGCCAGTCCATATGCTCAACCCGACTTGCCTTATGCTTCCGACGGCTGGGCTATTAAATGCGTGGACATGCAGATTGTAACTAAGTTCGATACATGGGATTTTTTGACAGATGCGCAGATTATTGCTCAAATGCAGGAGATTAAAAATACGGGTGCTAACTATGTAGCTTTAGCGGTACCATATGACAGTCCTTTAAAATATGCAAAGTATGTAGGTCATGCAAGGGATTTAGGTTTTAAGATTTATCATAGGTCGCATTGGAATAACTGGGAAGGCGATAATGGTGAGGATGCCGACCTTTCATTACAGGATTATATTGACCAAACTGTGGAATTTATCGAAGATAACCCGACATTTTTTGAAGCTGGAGATTTGTTTGCTATGTGTGTTGAATCCAACAATGCTGATACTGCTGGCAATCCTGCTTTTAAAACTGGTGGCGTATTTGATATTACAAAATACAATCAGTTTTCAAAAGACCAGGTTTTATATGCAAATCAGGCATTTGAAACTATAGGGCTTGGTGGCCTTGTGCATACTTGGCCAATTTCTTTAAATGTTTCGCTACTTAATCTGGGTGGTGTTGCATGGAATAACACAACAGGAGATGCTTCTGGCCTTGGTGTAAGCGATATACACGAGTATTTTGGTGGTAGGTTGTGCATAGACCACTATCAAGATGCTGATATTCTTGATGCTGATGAGTACAGAACTGCATTTGCGGCCGACCTACAGAATTTCCTTAAATCTTTTCCAGGATGCGTCTATTTTCAAGGTGAGATAGGTTATCATACTGAAGATGTAGTTTCTGATGAAAATCAGAACGCTGTCTTGACTGCTGTAGCCGAGGAGGCTTTAAAAGTTAAAGAGGTTTGTGGTCTAAACTGGTATTTGAATATCGGCTCAACGACTAACTCTTTATGGGAAGACACAAGTGGAACTCCAGTAGCAGGCGGCAGGTTGGCAGTTAGAGGTGCTATTACTCCTTCGTTTAAACGGGTCTCGGACTATATAAAGCTATCTAGCGAGGGGGTTATTAAATCAAGGCGTGAAACATTAAATTTCGGGGAATCCGACAATACCATCACTTTTATTACTGATAATCCCGACCAGAATAGGGCAGATATTACTATTGAGCCTGTTCTTAGTAAAACCGTTAGACGCAATTTTGTAGCTAATCCTAGTTTTGAACTGGATTTATCTTCGTGGACTACTTACGGGACTTATGATACTGCCGAACGCAGTACATCAGAGTCGGAAATAGGCGATGCCTCATTTAGAATAAATAATGCTACAAATAAAGATGGGGGCATAATAAGCGATGCTATAACTTTGCCAGCAGGTACTTATTACATTTCGGTATATCGTAAGTTATCTTCGGCTGTAAATAACGCACATGTGATAGTTCGTACCGTAGGCGGTTCTACGCATGGCTCTGGTATAACTAGCGGTTATCCTGGTAATACAAATTGGAATAGGGTCGGATTTAGCTTCACATTAGCTAGTACAACGGTCGTGGAAATACTGCTTGGCCTAGGTTCTTATGGTTCCGCATCTGATGGGGAAGCTTTTTTTGATGGAGTTATGATTGAAGAGGCAGGCTCCTTGCAAGATTACTTTGATGGTAGCTCCACAGATACGGCTGATACTTTTTATTCGTGGGATGGTGCGGAACAGGATTCAAGCTCCACAGAGCTTACTGTTGTTTTTATGACTCCTGATAATATATCTGGTTTGGGCGGTGGAGATACTGGTGTGCAAGGCGATACAGGTGTTCAGGGAGCTACGGGTGTAACAGGAAGTACTGGCGCCAAAGGTGATACTGGTAATACTGGAGGCGCAGGTTCACAAGGTGCGACTGGTGTTACTGGAAATACAGGAGTACAGGGTGCAACTGGCGTAACAGGAAGTGCAGGAGCTAAGGGGGACACAGGCTCAACTGGAAGTCAAGGAGTAAAAGGTGATACGGGAAACGCTGGAAGTGCAGGTTCGCAAGGTGCAACTGGAACAGCAGGGGACACGGGTGTAAAGGGTGATACAGGAGCTAAACCAGCAGGCCAACTTTACTTGAGTGCGGCTGGTATGTGGCCAACTACAACCGCAGGATGTGCAATAAATACTAAAACAGAACTTGCTACTAATGATGTTAATATTTACACATTAGACTTTGATGCCACCACACAAGAATACGCAGAAGTTGGCTTAGCAATGCCTAGCGATTGGGGTGGTGGAACTATTACCGCAGTATTTTATTGGACTCACCCGTCTACAACTACAAACTTTGGTGTAGTTTGGAATTTGGCTGGTAGGTCTTATGCCAACGATGACGCTTTAGACCAGGCTATGGGAACCGCACAGCAAATAGCTGATACTGGCGGTACAACCAACGATTTGTATATCACAAGTGCAACTCCAGCAATTACTATTGCAGGTGCTACTGCATCTGAATATGTGCATTTGAAGGTGAGTAGGGTAACTGGCGATGCTTCTGATAATATGGCGGTAGATGCTAAGTTAATTGGAGTAATGATTAACTATACGAGGTCTTAATGGCTTTAGTCTTTAGAGCTTCGTCACAAAATAGTAGTACAACAGGTACAGCAATATCTGTATCGGCTCCTGCTGGGACATCTCCTGGCGACTTGGTAAAAGTTATCGTGCATGGGAACGGACAAACTACAATTGCAGATAATAATGGCGCTACTCCCTTTACCGAACAAATTAATGACTATAAGCCAAATGTTGGTAGTGGACACACAATGTCGGTTTTTTCAAGGGTTATACAGGTTGGAGACCCTACAACATATAATTTCACGATGGGCGCATCAGGTAGGTGGGGAGTGGTGGCTATATCCGCTTATGATACTGTAACGCCACAGGATGATGTAGCGCCTAGTACAACTAATGCAACTAATAGAGATAGCGCCGAGAACGGCTTGGCTAGTACAGCAAGTATAAATACTCTAGTTGATAATGCGGTTCATATCATTGTTGCAGGCTGGGATACAAGCGCTATAGGTACGATTTCAACTCCATCAGGGTATACTTTACTTGCTAATGCGAATGGTGGCGGTCAGCCCGTTCATGTATCTTATAAGGTTATAACAACAGCAGGGGCTACAGGTTCGCAGGGTGTGAATAATACCGAGTATGGTACTTATATAACATTCTCGTTTTCCATCAAATCTGTTGCGACTTATATACCTCGTATGGGTTTTGTAAATCACCAAAATCCAGGAGTGGTATAATATACCCATGCAGTCATGGCAACAGGCACAGGAATTTGAATTTAACTGGTGGGGTGACTGTTTAGATACTATTGGTGAAGAAATTAAACAAAAAACCTATCATAAGAAACTAGGCTTAATAGATTACGATTTAAAAGGAAAATCAGTTATTGATGTTGGTGGTGGTCCTGTTTCACTTTTACTAAAATTTAAAAATAGAGGTTTTTGTACTGTTGTTGACCCCTTAAATGTACCTTCATGGGTAAAGATTAGATACGAGGAAAACCATATCCAATTTAAAAATAAAAAAGCCGAGGATTATAAAGATACATATATTTATGACGAGGCGTGGATTTATAACTGTTTACAGCACACTGAAAACCCTCAAAAAATAATTAAAAATGTTTTGTCTAACGCTAGGGTTATTAGAATGTTTGAGTGGATAAATACACCAATTAGCGATGGCCATATACACACATTAAAAGAGGATTTATTAAACAAGTGGCTTGGCGGTGAGGGTAAAGTAGAAACGATAAACGAAAATGGTTGTATTGGTACTTGTTTTTATGGAGTATTTAAAGGACATGAATAAATTTACCTTTCATTTATTGGGTTTACCTCACTTACCGCAATCTAAAAAGTACCTTAGTTGTGCTTTTAGTCAGAAGAACCGTAAGTTAGCTAGAATGCTCACTGACTTAGGGCATACAGTTTACTTTTACGGTAGTGAGGGTTCAGATGTTGAGCAGTATTGTAATTCAAAGAATTTAAAATTTATCCAAACACACACTTTAAAAGATATAAGGGGTAGTTACGGTGAGGGAAACAACCTATTTGAAATAGGCTATGACTGGACTTCTAAAGACTTTAAACACGATTTAAGTGTTAGTGAAAAAATGCCTGTTACCTTAAAATTCAATGCTAATGTTATTGAGCATATAAACAAAGTCAAAAAGCCTGACCATTTTTTACTGCTAACACAAGGTTTATACCATAAAGTAATTGCCGATGCTGTTAAATTGTTTTTGACTTGCGAAACAGGTATTGGTTATAGGGGTTCGTATGCTGAATATAGGTCTTTTGAAAGTACATATATTCAAAACTTTACCTATGGTTCTGAAAATCCTTTTGCTTCAATGAACGGTAGGTATTATGACCGAGTTATCCCTAATTATTTTGATGATGAAGATATAGAGGTATCTTACGAAAAAGACGACTATGCTTTATTTGTTGGGCGCATGATTAGACGAAAGGGTATTTTAACAGCGTACAAGGCGTGTAGAGAAGCTGGAATTAAATTATTAATAGCAGGGCAGGGCGGTGTTAAAACTCCGTCTGGAAGCCTTGTAGCGTCTGAAAACACCGAATTTGAGATACCTTCGGGGAATTGGGAGTATTTAGGCTTTGTTGGGGTTGAACAAAGGAAAAAACTAATGGCTAGAGCTAAGGTTGTCTTGACACCTACTGAATACTTAGAACCTTTTGCTGGTGTTCATGTTGAAGCTATGTTATCGGGAACTCCCGTAATTACTACTAACTTTGGCGTGTTTCCGGATACCGTCATAAATAATTTTAACGGTTATAGATGCGACACTTTAGAGGATTTTGTAACAGCGTTAAAAAAAGTAGATAAGCTTGACTATAAAGCTATTCGTAAACACTCCGAAAAATACTTAATGCAAAACGTGGCTTTACAGTTTGATAAATGGTTTACCGATTTATACAGAGTTTATTTATCTACTATTAGCGATGCAAAGGCTTGGCATTTTGTTGGGAAATAGATTAAGATTTTATTATGAAAATTGAAACATACGAAACACTCACGGGAAAAACTGTAACCGATGAAGCCTTGTATAACGCCATGATTAAAAAAACACGCCTACAGCTTGAAACAATGCTGGGGTATTCATTGTTGGCAAAGGATATCCTGCACAATCATTATGAGGAATTAGGCAAGGTGCAAAATGAGTGTATTTGTGATATTGACGGCACATTAAATGACCCTGACGATGTTGTGGCTGCCTACAGGCTGTTTAATTACAACAAACACGATGAATTTATCCTTGTAGACCCTTTTATACGACTTCACGCAGTAAAACTTGTTCATATAAAGATGGGCGAAGACCCAAGCGGTGTTACTTTAAAGACTTTCACAGATGATGAAATAAGGGTTCACAAAAAAGGTAATATTACTAAGTATATTCAAAACTGTGAGACTTGCGAGTGCCTTTGCAAATGCAATTCGTGTGTTCAATTAGCTGTAGACGCTGACTGGTTTTATGAGGATTGTTTACCAGACGATTTAAATATGGTTTGGGCTGATATGATAACAATAGAAGCAGACCAGAGTAAGGACATTAAATCTGAAACTTTGGGAACTCACTCATATACTAAATTTGATAAACCACGGGGTGTTGATGTTAGTACTTCTGTACTCAACAAATATGCAGGACCTAACGGCTCGCTTTATAGAACAATAGTATGACCTTAAAATTAAATTACAGAGATACTGTTACAATCGTTAAGATTGAAAGTAACGGTTATAGGAACGATAAAGAGGTTGTAAGTCAATCAAGCGTACCAGCTATATTTATTCAAAACACAGGTTCGGTCAATAACGACTTTCAAGAAAACATAGACGCTGACGCTATATGTTATCCAGATTTTAATAATGCTTTTTTAATCTCAAACAACTACAGACTTGAGGGTATGTATTTATTAGCCCCTTTATTCGATGTTAATTCAAACGATGGCTGGTACAAAATAACCGATGTTTCAATTAACCGAGACCATTTAATAGGCCGTAATATAGATAATATTCAATTATTGCTTAAAAAGACTACAAGAATTGCAGGGATATCATGAAAGTTATTGTTAAAAATAATATGCCTAAAATTAGAGATGAAACTAAAACCCGTTCAAGCATTTTTTTAAGAGCCTTAACTGATGAAGTAGTTAAAACATCTACCCCTAAAACACCTATGCGAACAGGCAGGTTGCGAATGGATATTGTTAAACAAGTCTTAGGATTAAAAGGTAAGATTATATGGGGAAAAAACTATGCGATATACCAAGAAAAAAAACAATATACAAACTATACAACAGCAGGTACAGGTCCTCATTTTGCGGAAAATGCTGTTAGAGATACGATTAAGCAAAGTGACAGCATTGCAAAGAAAGTTGGATTAATCAAATGAACATAGCCGAGAGCTTTGCAAATTATTTAGTCGATAATTTCTCACTTACTTTGGGGACAGACCTTTTTATTGGCGGTGTACCTCTTCGTGCGTCAGATAGTGCTTGGTGGTTAGTTTTATCAGGCGGTAATAATGAAAACAAATTAAGTACTGGCGAAAAAATTAAGAATTATCGCATTAATACATATTACCGAAGTTCAAACACTAGCGATGTCTATAACTCACTTCACGCCTTGGAGTTGGCAATAACTGGTTGCATAGAATTGGAAGATTTTGAAGTCATTGAAGTTGAGACTTTAGTTTATCCTACAGACCAAGACCTCGATATTGAAGACCGAACAGTAGGTATGTTAGAAGTCAATGTTCGTGTTTATGCTTGACTAATATATTTCACCACTCTATCATTTCAATATGGCAATAATTAAAGGTCCTTTCAACCTGCGCTGGGGTGACAGCGAACTTCAAGACATTGAAGAAATAGAATTTGAACATGAAATCAATACAGAAGATATTGAGAGTGTTCAAGGCAAAGTTATAGAATTAGACGGTTCGTATAAGGCAACTGTTACCATCACTCTTTTGGAAACTGATATTGCAGCCTTAGCTGTTGTTCTTCCTCAACATCATGTAGTAAATGGTGGCGTATTATCAACTGGGGAAACTGTAAACAACGCACAGGGTGCTATTGATGTTGCACCTAGAGCTTGTGATGACGCAGAAATAACTAAAAATCTTGATATTATTTCTTGTGAAAATCCTGCACAGGTCATGCGACTTGTTAGTGCAAGGTCAAAACTCGAAGGTATCGAAGTTGACAATATGTTGAGAAAAGTCATGGTTAAATTCATAGGTCAATCAGAAAGCACTGAAGCTACAGTTCAATTCTTTAAAGATGGAACTATTAGCGTAGTATCATAATGCACAATCTTGACTTAGATATTCAGGAATATTTTGAATTTCAGTTAAAGGGGCATACCTATCGTTTTAGGCAACCTACGACAGAGGAAATTCAGTTGTTCTCTAAACTGGATACTCAAGACGAGGAAAAAGCTAATGCTTTTATGTTTCAATTCATCACTCCTGTAAATGACGCACCATCTTTTGAGGAAATATCCAAACAAATGTTTATTCCTCATTGGCGTAAGTTCCGAGAAATGATAGAAACAGAACTCGGTGTCAAGTAAAGTAATAAAAGTTCAGAAAATACCAAGAAAAGAAGCTAACATTGATGATTTGTTGGCTTCTTTTTGTTACCATTATCCACAGTACAAATTTAATGAAGCAAGGCAACTTCCGTACAAAAGATTAATTCAAATGTTAAAAATAGCAGAAAAGGAAAAAGCAAGAACATTGTTTGTACTGTGTAAAGGTATGGCTTTAACTAATGCTAAACCTAAAGCCATGAAAGACTTTTTAGATGATTTAAGAAAGGTCATAGATGGCTAATGGCGGTTCAATTACATGGATATTAGACATTGACGATAAGAACTTTAGTGAGGGACTCTCTAGGGCTAGTAAAAAGGTTGAGGGCTTTTCACGTTCTGTAGGCGGTTCATTACAAAGTGCTACTGATTCGGCAGTTCATTTCGGAAAAATACTAGCTGGTATAGGTGCGGTTGGTGCTACTGCGTTTGGTGCTTTAGCTGTCAAGGGAGTTAAGTTTGCAGGTGATTTAGAGTCGGCAGAACAGGGCTTTGTCGCATTATTAGGTTCTGCAAAAAAAGCCGAGGCGGTCATTGCTAGAGTTAAAAAAGAAGCAGCTGCTACACCATTTGAATTGCCCGGTCTTGTTGAGGGTACACAGGCACTAGCAGCCATAACTAAAGATGGCGATAAGGCTGTTGATATACTACTTGATGTTGGTAAAGCCATTGCCACAAGTGGTAAAGGTCAGGCTGAAATGAACAGCGTTATTGCTAATTTACAGCAGGTGGCTTCTACTGGTGTGGTTAGTGAAATGGATATAAGGCAATTTCAAAGGGCAATTCCTCTTTTTAATGACATTTTAAAAGCGTCTAATTTAACAACCGAAGAACTAAAAGGTTCAGCAAATGCAGCCGATTTGTTGTTTGGTGCTTTTGAAAAAGCAGGTGCTAAGGGTGGTTTAACTGCAATGGGTTTTACCGCACAGGCTGGTACATTTAATCAGGTAATGTCTAATTTATCAGACACGATAGGGATTACCTTGTCCGATTTTGTAAAAGCGTCTGGAATATTTGACCTATTTAAGGGTGTGGTAACTAAAGCCACAGGTGCTATATCGGGATTTGGTCGTAAGTTCTCAATGATTATTGGGCTTATAAGGTCTGGTATTCAGGGTGATTTGACAGGCAGATTTTTAAGAGATTTTGGATTAAATGAAGATGACGCCATCGTTGCTAAATGGTTTAGATTCGGTAAGGTTATACGCAATGTTTTTGAAAGTATAAAGGGCATATTTCAAGGTCAGGATTTAAAAGCCGAACTTACTGAGGCATTTTCATTTTTTACAGGTGATAATTTTGCACAGGCAGGTCTAATAGCAAATATAGTTATTGGTTTGGTGAACGCTTTTCGTTCATTATCAGAATGGATTATTGAAAACAAAGAAACGGTTATTGCTTTTCTTAAGGGTGTCGCTGTTGCTTTGACCGCATTGCTGATAATAGGCACTATCGCTGGTTTGGTTAATATGTTAGCCAACCCACTTGTTTTAATTTCAGCACTTGTTGGCCTTTTGTTTGTTGCATGGCAAAAGAACTTTTTGGGTATTCAAGATATTACTAGGGACGTTGTTAAAGCCATAACTGAATTCTGGGCAAAACATAAAGAAGATATCATGTATATAATAAACGGCATAAAAGAAATTATTCTTTGGTTTTTTGAACAATTAAAGGCGTTTTGGAAACTCTATGGCGACAATATAATGGCTGTGGCTAGGGCGATGTGGGAATTCATAAAATCATACTTTAAGAACAGCATAGATATATTAATAGGCATAATTAAATTCTTTGTTGCTGTGTTTAAGGGTGACTGGCAAGGTGCTTGGGACGCTGTTAAATCAATAGTACAGGCATCCTTCAACATAATTAAATCCTACTTTTCAATGTTAGGTGCTATCGCTACTGAAGGTGTAAAAGCGGTTTATGATACTGCTGTATATTGGATAGGCAAGGCCTGGAATTATGTCAAGGAAGTTGCCGAGAAAATCAGAAGTGCTATATCAAACGCATTTAATGTGAAAAAAAGAAACTCACCATCAATATTGGATAGACTTAGCATTTTAAAAGACGCTGTATCAAGTACTTTAGAGAGTATTCAAGTCCCTACATACAGTTCACAAATTAGCTCTAATTTGGGTGGTATGACTGACCGCTTGGCTTACGCTGGTTCGACCCCTAATTTTACCGTTAATATAGGCACTTATGCAGGTACAGACATGGAAAAAAGAGAATTAGCAAGACAAATATTTGAAGCATATGATGATTATGCAAAGGGAAGGGGATTAACAATATGAGTTGCGTACTAAGATTTGTTTGCAATGACTTAGATATAACAATAGACCACCCTATTAATTATTCAAGAAAGGAAGTGGTCGCTAGAACTGTTGACGAGACATTAAATGCTACCTCGTGGAGTGATGTTACTGGTAGGAAGTATGTTTATAAAATGTCATGGGGCGGTTTGAGTAAAACACAGTACGAAGATATACAAGAGTTGTTTTTAGAGCATTTAGATAGCGAAACCCCTGTTTCTTTATACTTTGAAAGATACGATAGTTCTAATGGTGTTTTATGTAATATGGAACTTGGAGAAATGAAGCCTAAAGGATTTCAAGATAGTTATTATGTTGAGTTTGATATTGAGTTAACAGAAATAAATAACAGATGATAGATGTAACTGGAACTTTTATAACAAACGCCACTAAGAAAAATAGAACGCCCCAGTATGAAATCTTAATAGACTGGCAACTTGATGGAACTACGCAAGACGAAAGTCATTTGGTTAAACTTATTGAGATTGAACGCAACCTTAGTGAGCCTTTGGGCGGTGTTGTGTTGGCACAAGCCAATGTATCTTTTATTAATTTTAAAGGTAAATTTACGGCTAGACCTGAGAATGTTTTTGTCTCATGAAAACTGAATTATTAAAAAATATTTTTGATAAAAACTTTACTGGATTTACTGATTCGGTATTAGATAGTACTGCTGAAATTAATAATTCAAGACTTGAATTTAAATTAAACTCTAGTATTAGTGGTGGTGTTGAAAGTTTGGATAATGAACAGCCTTTAGGCACTTCAAGTTTTGGTTCTGGTGAATACTCTATCATAAGATATAGGGGACAGGTTTTCACTGCTACCCTTACCGGTACTTTAAGCAAGATAGGTTTCGCAAGAAATAAAGGCGTTACTGATTTAAAGGTGTATTTTGATACTGTTGATGGTAGTAATTTACCTGCACATTCGGTTGGTTCTGAACTTTACTCTTTTACTATTCCCCATGCTGATGTGGTTGATGAATACGGTGAGTATGAATTACCAGTTCCTTTAGCTGTTACTTCTGGTACGAAATATTGTTTCTATATTGCACCTTGGAATATTTCTACTAATAGTTATGCTGATGGTTATCAAGATTTAAGAGGACTTTCGTCAGTTAGTGGGGGTGTTACTGAAATAACTAATAATAACGGCTCTTGGACTGCTGAAAGTCTTACGCTTCAATATAAAACATATATTACTCAAAGTTCGGTTGTTGAGAATTACGCTAAAATTACAAGTGATGTTGTCTACGATTTAACTAATAGTTATGCTAGGGTAAATATAGTCCAAACCCCGTTTTCTAATTCTGCTGTTTCTGCTTATATGCGTTTATTTGAAAGTACTGGTGTAGGAGAGTTCAGGTTTTATTATAAAGGTGGATTACTCTATGCACGATATAAAAATGCTTCTGGGGTCACTACAGAGCTTGGAAACGTACCGTTTGATAGGGGTGCATATAAATACCTGCAAATTAGACATGACGGCACCAATATTAATTTTGATGTATCGCAAGATTTAATTGAATGGTCTACTTTATTTGTAACTACTCATAACCTAGATTTGACTGATTTAAAAATTGAAATAGGAATTGAGCTTACAGAAGAAGAAACAAATTTTAATGTAGTTGCTTTTTCTAATTTTAATAGCATTGCTCCTGTAATTTTACCTAATAGAAAGTTTAATATAAAAACAGGATTTGAGGGAGAGTTAATAGACAAATTTAACGGTGTTGCTGAATATCCAGATAGTACAATAAAGGAAACTAAATTTCATATTTACGATGCCCTAGAAGCTATAGGAGAATTTAAGTTATCTGCTGGTGGACTTGCGGAAGATGTCAGAACCGATGTCTATATTCAAGGGATACTTGATGAAGTATATGCAGATTATTATTTGCCGATAGTTACTGGTGAGGTTGCAGAAACATGGACCGATGATGGTTCTGGGGCTGACGGAGCCACTTTTACTGATGACACTTCTAACTTTAAATACGGAGCTAGTGCTAGAAAAATTAATGTAGATAATGGTACAGCTTTAACGGAAATTGCTGTCACCAAAGATTTATCAAACTATGATGCAATAACTTTTGATATTTGGGTTGAGGATATTTCTACTTTAGACGAGGTAATTATTAGATTATATGATGGCGCTCATTATTATTCGTACACACCTACTTTGGTTTCTAACTGGAACTCATTTAAAGTTTTAATTGATGACTTTACAGTATCAGGAACTCCCGATATAACATCTATTGATAAAGTTGAAGTTGAGGTTACAAGCGTTGCAAGTGAAATTGCTGAAATTAATATTGATGAAATTCGTGCAGTTGTGAATAAGGACTATCCTCAAAGGATATTTGATAGCGGTTTAAGTGTCATTCCTGTTGTATGGTGGGGTGGTAATACTGCCCTTTATGAAATAAAAACAGCCACAGAAGCGGAGGGTGCTAGATTTTTTGCTGACGAACAAGGGAGACTAATTTTTCAAAACAGACAGCATTTTAATACTAACGATGAATATAAAAGCTCAAGATATGGATTTGATTTTGATAATTCCAAAGACTTGCTTTATACAGGAAAGGTGTCGGAAATTATCAATAAGGTTACTATAGTGCTAAAGCCAAGGCGTGTTCAATCTTCACAGGTTGTTTGGTCTTATTTTGATGTTCCTAAGCAGATTGATGCAGGAGCTACTTTAATAGTTTGGGCCAACTTTGATGACCCTGTTTTTAATGTTGTTACTCCTGTTTCTACTACTGATTATACTGGAAATTCTAACTCCGATGGTTCTGGTGCTGATAGAACTTCTGACATTAGTATTACTATAACTAAATTTGACACCGCATCTAAGTTGGAGATTGAAAATACATCAGGCTCGTCGCTTTATTTAACTAAAATGCAGATTAGGGGCGAACCAGCTGTTGAACAATCAAGTGTTTTGATTGAAGCTGAAGATAGTATAAGTATATCAAGATACGGTGTTCAACCTACAGGTGGTTTAACCATTGAAAATAAATATGCAGTAGATGAGGAATATTCACAGTCTCTAGCTGATTTGCTTGTAGACCAATACGGAACGCCTAACTCAAAGGTCATTATTAAAGGCAGGGCTGTACCTCATTTGCAGTTGGGGGACATGGTATCAGTTAACAACTCATATTTAGGTGAAACTTACATAATGCGAATTATACAAATTAAAGAGCAGTTTTCTCAGGGTGCTTACAATGCTGAATATAATTTAAGACATGTAACTAATTTTGAAACTTTAGAATTTTTTACAATTGGCACTTCTTCCATTGAGGGAACTGACGTTATATCATTTTAACATGTACTATAAATTTGTTTGGGATAAAAATAAACGAAAATGGCACGATAAGGTTTTGCAGGTCAATGATGTAACAGGGTTACACTATCTTGTAAAAGAGCTTGATGAACCTGTTTTGGAAATTTATGTTGACGATATAGAAGATTTTACTTCATACTATTGTGAGTATAAGGAAACTTGTTTAGCTGTTAGAGGTAGACCGCAAGGACTTTTAGGAGTTCAAACTTGGACTACTGATACAAGGTTAAGTGAACATGCTAAAGACGCGCCTTTGAGATTGAAATATCCAAATGCCCCTATTACTAACGATTTAGAAGCATATTGGGGCGGTGCGGAGAGTTTATATAATTTAGAGGAATTAAACTGATGGCTTTTGTTGCAAACTGGAATGTGTACGCTGGGGAAGTTCCCTCGGCTTCAAAATGGAATCAAATTGGCGAAAGCCTTGACTGGCTGGAAGCTAATATTCTTCCTGTTGGTGGGATTATTTTATGGTCTGGCTCTGTTGCATCTATACCTAGTGGGTTTGTTTTGTGTAATGGAGCTAATGGAACGCCAGATTTAAGGAATAGGTTTGTTGTAGGTGCTGGTAGTTCTTATGCTGTAGGTGCTACTGGCGGTGCTGATGCCGTAACATTGGCCACAAATGAAATGCCTAGCCACAGTCATGGTGGTAATACAGCTTACTCTGGTAGTATCTTTGAAACTTCCACAGGCGATACCGAGGGGAGCAATTACGCAAAAGGTATTTTAAATGCCGACAATTTAACTGGTAAAGCTAGTCATAGGCACACAATATCTGCCGAAGGCGGTGGAGCTGCACACGAAAACCGACCTCCTTATTATGCACTTGCATATATTATGAGAGTTAGTTAGGTTTATGGATATGGAACTATTTTTAACAAGCATATCAAACTTCGGATTTCCCATAGTGGTTGCTGGTTACTTGTTACTTAGGACAGAGAGAAGATTAGAGGCTTTGGAAAATACAATACTTGGTTTAAAAAACAGTATTGACACCTTAAATGGTGAGTTAATTAGAAAAAGGAAGTGAAGTGGAAACTATATTAGCGTTTATTAATTATACGACCAATGTTCCGTATTTTTGGGCTTCAATGGGTATGGTAGTAGCTTTAGGTATGTTTGTGGGTGCTTTGCTTTATAAAGGGAAGACTAATGAACTTGTTAAGGTTTTATTCGCAGTTGGTTCTTATGCAACCATGATTCTGTGGTTTAATACCTCACGCATTTATTTTCTGTATGGAATTAATAACGATTTAACGGTCAGGATTCGGGCTTTTGCTGGGTCTTTCACAGTATTATTTTTAAGTCTATTTTGGCTTTTAGGCATAATTTCAGGTGCTGTTATTATAAGGATTAGCAAACATTGACGAATATGGTAATATGTAAGCAATGTATCTAGTGTTGTTCAAGCCACAACAAGGCGAGAAATTTACCGCATACTCATTCGTTGAAAAAGAAGTTTTAAATACTATCCCTAAAGACATTATCAAACTTAAAAAACTGCTTCCCTTGACAGAAGTTCCTAACAAGGTAGAGGCTAGAATTTTAGTGGAGAAATATGATAAAGGATAGAACTCATCAATTCTTAACTGTGGGTAGGTCTTGGTATCAAAGAGACCCTAAAACTATTACTAAAATAACTGTACATCACACCGCAGGAACTACTGACGGTAGCGAAGACTTCATTTTAAATTCTGTAAGAAATACTCATGCAAACACTAATGGGTGGCCTGGTATTTCGTATCACTTTTTCTACATACCTAAAAGATTTAAAGGTCATTCTGGTAAGGTAATTAAATTAAACAATGTTGAAGATGTTACTTGGCATGACGCTGTAAATTGGGATAGCATTGGATTTTGTATTCATGGTTATTACCACCCTGACATTAATCAGACTTTAACTGATGAGGACTTTGCTATCATTAAAGAATTTTTAGATTATTTATGTACTGAAAATCCGCAATTTCCCGCAAGTGAAGCAGATGTTTACGGACACAGAGAACGACAGCAAACAGCCTGTCCTGGCGATTTTCTATTTCCTTATGTCAAGGAATACAGAGTTAACGAGGGTAATGTTGATTGGGGTTCAGACTCCTGCATTTCATTAGAAGATGATTTACCTGCTGAAATTGAGGATAAGTTTAAACTAAAAGAAAAAGCGTGGTATTCAAAATACTGGACTTTAGAGCAATTCATACAGGACAGTATTAAGGCTCACGACCAAATCACTACACTTGAAAAATCTGTATCAGATAAGAAAAAGGAAATAACTCAACTGAATTCTTTGATTAATTCTTTAAGCTCCGAAAAAAACAATCTTCAAATAACATTAACAGCACTACAAAAAATGCATGGTGATTTAACTATTCAATACGATGACACCAAACAAGAATTGGTAATTGCTAGGTCTGACCTAGAGATTGAAAAAACAGAGCATGGAAAACTAAAAACACTTTATGAAACAGCGTTGCAGAGAGTTGAGGAATACAAAGACCTTAACATTGAATTAAGTCTTGATAATGAAAGATTAAAAGCACAAAAATTTACTATAACCGAGAGCTTAAACTTTTTAATTTCTGCAATTAAAGGGGGTGGAACTCAATGATTAATTCGCCTTTACTTGGTATCTTTTTACCACCTATTATTGACCTTATTAACAAGCGTATCACTAATCAAAAAGTGCGTTTCTTAGTATCAGCACTTCTTTGTATAGCACTTGGAGCTTTATTAACTTTTGAAGAACTGAAAATCGGAAACACCGAGGAACTTATTAATTCTTCATTAATAATCTTCGCTTCGGCTCAATCGGTCTATCACTTGTTTTGGAAAACTTCCGAACTTAGACAGACTGTACTCAAATGAAAGTCCTGTTCCTACTGCTCCTATCTATTGACTGATGGGTAATGCTGTTGGCTACAAAAGACGGAGTGGTTGCGGGACTTACAATGACTTCTAAGCGAGTCAATTCCTCGGATTATACAATATACCTTTTCAGCATATAAATTGATTCTAGGGCATTGTAGGCTCTGCAAATGACTATTTACAACCTCATCTACACTAACTACCATTAAGAAATGAGAGAAAATCCCAAATATCGGGAATAGAAAAACAGGCACCTAGGTCGGGTGTCTTTTTTTATGCACTTTAACAACTAAAGAGGTGAGGACATGGCTTTTGATGAGGGGCAACGTAGAGTAATCTTCTCAAGGGCCAATGCCCAATGCGAAGAATGTGGGAAAAAGTGGAGCGATGGTTACATGTTGGAGTGTGACCATATCGTACCCCTGTCCATGGGTGGTGAAAATCACACCGATAATGGACAGCTACTTTGCAGACGGTGCCATGCCAGAAAGCACATGCTTCTTGCAAAAGAGGCTAAAAGGCAGGGCAATATGAAGGCTTACCACGATAACGATAGGGCAGCCAGATTGGTTGGTCGTAAGGGGGACATGCGCCATGGCTACTAAGCAGGTAGAGGTCAAATTGTTGGTGTCCAAATGGCTTAGGGAGATAACCAAGGACATCAATAAATACATTGAACAAGGCTGGGTCTTGCAAGGGGCAGTAACGCCAGTCATAAAAGATGGAGTTACTAGCTTTGTCGCTACTATGGTGAGGTACGAATGACCGCAACTGTAACAGGCAAAACCATGCAGGAATGTCTGGACAGAGTGGCAATGCTTCAACGCTTTGGGTGGGCTATTGAAAAGCCGATTCATTGCGTCAACGGAGAGTGGCGAGTTGTCCTTTATCTACATGTTTGAGTGCAAAACCCACTTGTTGCGTATCCTATATGGGGCGTGATTGGTGGGTTTTTCTTCCCTTTAAAGGTTAGTTACATGTAGCTACACTCGATTGTGATATAATAAATGTGGTTTTTCTTTTGTCAACTTCTTTCGGGAAAACCTACAAAACTTAATAGTTGGCTATCGTGGGCAGGGATAGCCAAACGCAAACTCCTCTAGCAATAGGGGAGTTTTTAACCTATTTACAATATTTTTAGACATGTTATTATATATAAAATGCACAGTTGCCCATCAACTTTTAAAAAATTAAATAACAGTAACCCACCAATAAGCGGAGTGCAACTGTGCAGTTCTACTCTTTCCTTTGTTGGTGGGTTTTTGTTATGTAGGAGCTTTTAATGTATATAGATGAATTGCAGAAAATATCCTCAATAATTGAGTCTGAAAATACTGCAAGAGGGGAAAAATATAAGATTAACTTGCTGGTAAATTTGGCCGACTATTTTTTAGATGACCACAATTTGATGGAGTTAATTATTGATTTAGAGGAACTGTTAAAAAATAAAAAAGAGAGCAAAAGGTTGTTACAAGGCGGTAAAAATGGAAGAAACTAAAAACAGCTGGTGTTTAATACCGCCCATGATTTGGGAAGATGAAAACTTAAATCTAACCGAAAAATGCCTTCTTGGTCGCATAAATGCACTGCAGGAAAAGACAGGCGCTTGTTTTGCTAGTAACGAGTACTTAGGTAGACAATTAGGTAAACACCAAAACCATATCAGTAGATTGCTTACTAAACTAAAGAGAAAAGGATATATCGAGGTTGTAATAGAGCGAAATGAAAGGCGTGAAATTACACATAGAAGTTTATACCTATTAACACCAATGTTAATACCTATAAACACTAATGTTAATACCCCTATAAACACTAATGTTAAAGATAGAATAGATATATTAGATAAGAATATAGATAATAATAATGGTAGTTCTGAAGAACTACCCCCTACCTCTAAAAATTCAAACTATAAAACGGAGTACGGACAAAAATATATAGACGCCTTTAACAGGTTTTTTAATTCAAATTATAGATTGACCCCTAAGAGAATTACCAAATTAAAGGCTAGGTTCAAAACCTATACGGCTGATGAAATTGCACAGGCTTTAATCAATTTGTCTGAATCTAAATTTCATCAGGGCGATAACGATAGGGGGTGGAAAGCTGACCCCGATTTTTTAATAGAAAATGATGAGAGAATAGATATTTGGTTAAACAAAGGAGTGAAATTAAATGCTTGAACAATATTTAGAAGCTGTAAAATCTTCAGAGTTTCCAAATGCTGAATTTGATAGGGAAATTAGTTTGCAAACAAGGACAAAAACTTTAACGGTTGGAGGAAATGAAATAGACAAGTACAGGGTAAGTATTGGTGATAGAAGAAACTCAAAACATGGGGAAAAAGACGGACATACCATAACGCATTATGTTGTTAGTGGTTTAAAAAGATTTGGTCCTTATTCGGTGGATTATTTTAAAGACGTTTGCAGAAAATGCAGTTATGAGAAAAGAGGTGTTGTCGTATTCGACAATATAGAAAATGAATGTTACGTGCATGAGTACTCCACTTGGTTTGGCGATGTTAAGGATTTAGAGAAAAAATTAGTATTTTAATTTAGTTGAAAGGATAAAATGGATTTACAGTCTGAAAATTATAATCATCTGGTAGAAGAATTGAACGCTATTCTTGTAGAGGGTGTTTACAATTCAAATTTAACTTTATTGGAAACGTATCATCACTTTGGTTCGGTGTTGGCTCAACATGAACGTACCTATGGTGATGGTTTTACTAAAAGAGTGAGCAAGGATTTGGGAAAATCTCAAAGTACGGTTCAAAAATGTATTCGCTTTGCAACGCTTTATCCTGATATTCAAACTTTGTTAGACCAGTACGATAAGACTTTGACTTGGCGTAGGGTAGCCAACGAGATTTTAATTGAAAAAAAGGAAGAACCTAAATTAATCTCCGAACCAGTACAGGACGTTGCTAGTTGTATAAGGGCAAATTTAAAATTTCTTATTGAAACTGCTGAAGTTAAATCAGATGGGGTGCATCTTTTCCTGCCAAAAGATATGTGCGATTTACCTATTGACAATAATTGAAATATGGTTTATATTGAATTTAATAATTATTTGAAAGGTTCTACAAATGCAAACACAAAAACAATTAATTTCCTCAATAAACAGGCAAACTCGCCGACTGGACAGGTTTAATCAACACTCACAAACTAAATTGACGTTACGCTGTGAGAGTTGCGGTGGGTTGCTTAATAATCATAAAGAGGCTTTATCAATAAATGATTGTGGCTTTTGTCCTGATTGTATTAAGGCAATAGCTTTGGACCATGTTCAATTAGAGGTTCAAGAGTATTATGTTTCAGAATACGGAACGGAGTTACACAATGACTAAAATAGAACTACATACACAAGATGAACTAGATTTAAATGAATTTAGTAATAAATACCAAATGGATATTGAGGATTTTGTTTATCAACAATTAATAGAAAAAGGTTTATCCGAAGAAGAAGCTGAAAAAGCAGTATTCAAAATGAAAGCTAAGTTTTACGTTGATGTAGTAATTGAGGTTGAAGTTCCTGAAAGCGAGGAATAATGGGCGATTATACAAACGTATTAAATCTAATTGATGAATTTATTAAAAATTTGGAGTCAGAAGAATTTGATTTGGAACTAAGGCTTCATACAAGGTATACAAGCGAGGATATCCAAACAATGGTATTAACAGCAAATGTTCTTAGAAATTTAGTCAACGCGGAAATGATAAAGGAAATGGCTCAAATAGGCGCAGAAATGGAGAAAAATGCAAAACATTAAGAAACTAAATATATCAACTCTAAATAAACCTGCTACATGGACATTTGTAGGTGGTTGGAATGTGTCCTTAGATGAAATGGAAAAGCGTAAGGCATGGGAACATGATTATTTGTGGGCATCGCAATTAGGTAGTTCTTTAGTTGACATCTATCTTAATTTGATGGGCGTAGAGCCAAGTAATGCTTTTGATAATAGAGCTAAAAGAAAATTTGATGCTGGTGTTATGTGGGAATGGATAGCTACCTTAGTCGCTAAACGAGCCGGTATTTATCTATCCAGTCAAGATAAGGTTGAGTATCAAGCCGATGGTGGTTTAAAAGTAACCGGCAAGTTGGATTTAAAAATTGGCGGTCAACGTAATACTGAAATGATAAGGGATATGCAGGGTGCTTTAAAGATTATTGAATTCCCTGATGTATTTGTCAAAGCTATGGAAACGGTAGAGAAACAAATGAACTTTGATACTGTATTACCTGAACGAGTAATTGAGGTGAAAAGTTCTAGTGCTTTTATGTATGACGCGCAGTATAAATTTGGTGTACCTGCTGAAAACCATGCTTTGCAGTGCCTACATTATCTTTTAAGCACAGGAATTGACGAGGGTGCTGTTTTATATATATCAAAAGATGACGCTAGAATGACAGAGATACCCATTTGGCGAAATGATGAACTTCTTAATGCTAAATATTTGGAAGTAGTTACTCTGGCTAAAAGATATTACGACAAAAAAGAACAACCACCACTTGAACCGCTAATTATATTCGATGAAAGTAAGGGTAAATTCACAGATAATTGGAATATAAAATATTCTTCTTACCTGACTTACTTATATGGATTTGAACATGAAAGTGCATATCAAGATGAGTTTAAATCAAAGGTGAGTTCGTGGAATAGGGTTGTTGGCAGAATAAAGCGTGGCGATAAGATGACCGCTAGTAACCTTGCATATATTGAAGAAATAAAAGCTCAATTCCCTAATTGGGAAGAAATAGTAAATAATTTTAAACCCGAAGAGTCGGGGGAAAGTGAAGTCAATGAATAAACATGGTTTATCAGATGATTGGGAAGAAATGGGTAAAAACCCCATTTGGGAACTTGACGATACAAAAGTAGGCGAAAAGTTCTTTGGTGTATATTTAGCCAAAGAGGAAAATTTAGGACCTAATAGTTCTACTCTTTATAACTTTATACGTTATGAAGATGAGAGATTTCAAAAACGTATAGGCGGGTATTCAATATGGGGAACTTCCTTGCTGGATACAAGATTTAAAAATTTTGTTCGAGGTGAGCAGGTTGCTATAGTATATCTTGGTAAGACGAAGTCCGAACAACGCAAAGGTTCTATGTATCATAATTTTGAGGTGTTTCACAGACCACCTGAAAAGGCTGTTAATCTTGAACAACAAGAAACTGACCCCTTTGATGAGTTTGAGAACACAGAGTTCTAGGCTTACCCACTTTCATAGGTGGGTGGGTGGTATGGGTTTTGTAGAACCTTCTCGTGCCACCCACTTACTTATGAAAAAAACAAAAACAAAAATCAAAATGTTATTAGGTAAATTTGGCTGGAGTTATTGCCAATATTGCGGTGAAAAACTTACCTTTGACGAGGAAAAGTTTGAAATGGGATATAGAACATACTCAAAATGCCCTAAATGTAATAATTTAAGTAGGTTTGATGTTACCCTGTAAAGAACACCGAATTGCCTTTAGTAAAGAATGTGCTGAACTCCGCAGTATGAGGTTGCATTACCGATTTACAAAATGTACTAAGTGTGATTTTATAGTTACAAATGACATTCAAAAACAAAATTTTACAACAACACGCTGAAAAGATAGGGCAAGACTACCAAGATTTACTCAAAAGCGGGGAAAAGGGGTACAACGCTATTTTTATTCTATGTGAAAAATATTCGCTGTCTCGTTTTGATATATACCGCAATATTAAACATGCAGGATACAAGATACTTGTTGAGCCTAGACCTAAAAACGGTCCTAAATTCACCTCAATAAATGACCGTAAATTGCCTATTGACAAATAGTGCAATGTGCTATAATATGTATATATTAATAAATTGAAAGGTTCTACAAAATGACTTTACAAAACTCTACAGGTATAAAAAAAATCACAAAACCCAGTGATATATACCAAATTATGCAACCTATATATGCTTTAAACGACAATTTAGACAGGGATAGGGAGCAATTATATCTGATAGGTTTAGACTCTAGGAACAACATTAAAACTATTGATTTAATCTCGCTGGGTACTTTGAATGAAACTCTGGTATCGCCCAAAGAGGTTTACCGAACTGCCCTAATTAAAAATTGTGCTTCTATAATCCTAGTGCATAATCACCCAAGCCAAGAACCTGAACCAAGCCAAGAAGATTTGGAAGTTACCAAAAAACTAAAAGACGCAGGAAGAATGATTGGTATTAATTTACTTGACCATCTGATTTTTACTGATAATGGCTATCAATCATTAAAAGAAATGGGGGTTTGCTAATGAAAATTAACTACAAAACATACAAAGGCAAAGGTAGACCAAGGAGAAAAGATTATCAACCTACATTTTGGCAGAAATGGGGAAGCACAATAGTTTGGTTTATTCTATTTAACTTTACGGTTGTTATGTGGTTTGGCGGTGCTGTACGAGTTAAAAACGCCTATGCTGAAGCACAAAGACCTTTTTTAAATCCCACAGTTGAGGTTACTGAGTGGACTTATACTTTTGTTGATGAACCTATGCATAAAGAAAAACCTACTATTGAAAGTCTGTTTTACAAGTACGACTGGAACGCAGAAGTAATGATTGCTATTTGTAAATCTGAAATAGGTTTTGAGTATCAAGGTTGGAAACAAGACGCACAATTTAGGGGCAACGGTGATGGTTCTGTAGATACTGGCTTGTGCATGATTAACTCAATTCACGGATACGATACCGAACTCCTAAAAACTGCTGAATACAATATCCAAAAAGCTTACGAAATTTACCAACGCCAAGGTCTAGAAGCTTGGACTAAGTATAATGATGGCGGTTACAGGAGATACTTATAATGAGAGTTAAATTTGATTTGAGCGGTTTATATCTTATGACGAGGGTAAAGTTTCTAACAAAATATGGAACAGACCGACCGAGATGTAAATCATGCGGAAAATATTATAGAGTACCTGGTACTATTTTTGCACCTAGAGATGAGATATGTTTTACTTGCGAGGTGCATTATAAAACAGTAGCAGAGTTAGAAAAAGTGCTTAATGCGAAATTTAATAATCCTATGGACCAGTTAGATAACATAATTGATGAAACTTTTAAAAAGGAGAACAAATGAACTACAAAGAAAAGATTGAACAGATAAAAAAAGAGTTTGAATTCAGGTTCGTAAAGACTCCTGCGACTAGCAAAAGCAAGCCTTATCAACCACTAGAAGATGAGTTTACACAAGAAAATGTGTGGGACTTCTTCCTACCATACCTACAGGACGAGGAAGCGGTGTTGATGGAGTTTGTAAACGCTCTACTGAAAGTTGATTGGAGAGAACGCTATGTAGATAGCGGTGATATTTGGTTACAGGATGGGCATTCTGAGGATACGGTTACCGATATGACACCTAAACAGTTTAAAAAGTTTATTGACCAATACCTCACAGAAAAGAGGGGCGAGTGACACTAGAAGATATTTTCTACTCAATAATGTTTATTTTAGTTCTGCTGTTTGGCTACATTTACTTCTTTGTAATGAGTCCTTGCGACCGACTTACTAGAGATGTAACGCCATCACAGTTGAACGAGTGTTTAGAAAGGACAAAATGAAAACTATAACAATAGACGATAAAAAAATAGAAATATCAGACGCTATGACACCACAATTAAAAATTTTGTTTGGAGTGAAATAATGAGCAATAAAGATAAATACAAAGAAACTTTTGACAAGATGTTTGAGGGTACAACTCCTAAAGATTTGGATTCTGTATTACCCACAAGAAACTGTATGTTCCAATACGCCACCAATTTTGGAAGGTGGACTGGCTCAATAATACACGAGGATACGGGACTACTGACCGAAGAAGAAGCCATAGCTTTGTGGGACAAATATAAAGCACAGGCTCGTAAGGAGGTTGCAGACGGCTATGATGTAGATATGGTGATTTGGGTGGGTTGTGATAGTAACACTGATTACCACACACGGCACGAGATTTACAATTACGAGTCGGTTGATGGAGGTACGTTATGAACTACAAAGAAAAGATTGAGGAGATGCTTGTTGAGGGTTTTGCTGCCGCACCTAGCCGATGTTGGGCTTGTGAAGCTCGTACACCAAAAGAGGAAATAGCAGGAAAGCGAGAACAGAACCTTGAACATATTGGAATTATCGCAGACTCCGTAACCTCACTACTAGAACAAGCACAAAGAGATGCTGTTGAGGGGTTTGTAGGGTGGTGTGATATTGACCAAGAGGCGATATATAACCACCCACATTTTATGCAGGATTATGCAGACCAGTACCTCAACCAAATAAAGGAAGATTTAAACCCAAAGGAGGGGGAATAATATGAAGAATAAACTATACAAAAAGATAACCAAGAACAAAGCTAAAAGACGACTGAAACGGCAGGTGTTAGAGCAAATGGGTTTGCCAAGTAACACACCAACAAAAGTTATTTTTGTTACCCAAAACCCAGATTCAAGGGGTAGTGCAGAAGAATAATGCATACGGCGGTGCGGTAACCTTATTCCGCATCACTTTTCGCGAGAGCCCCTTGAGTTTGGATTCTGTGTGCCTATGGCGGAATAGAAAGCCCTAGACGAAAGTCAGTAGTAGACGCTTTAACGTGTTAGGGGGCGACACTCCCTTTGCAAGGTGACAGGCTTGAAATCCTTGCTAGGCACACATAGTATAAATTTGAAAGGAAAGGAAATAAAAATGTCTAAGTTAGATAAATTCTTTTATTATTTAGCAGTATTGTCTACGTTTGGTAGTGCGTACTTCTTAAAAGTAATAATATTAAAAGCAATAACGGACTCTAAAAGATGATTAAAGTAATGACTTTTGACCCCGCAAAGGGTAAGGAAGTTTATTGTGGTTATATTGATGGCGATAGATTTTACAGGACAGTAAACAACAAACATTATATGGTTAAAGAAAACGGTTATGGTATGCAAATTAATGTCTTAGAGGGATTAGTCAGAACTGGTGTTAAACAAGTTGTATTGACCACTCATACAGGAACCAAGTTGCTTAGTAAGGTAGGTTCTTGGAATTTAAAAGGTGTAAAGAGGGATTACGGTAGCGGCGAGCAAATCTTTCTTAACACTAAATATATGGAAGAAATAAGACGTTGATTATTTTACTTAAAAGCCTAATAATAAAAAAGTAAATGAGAAAATTCACCGACAAAGGCTTAGTAAAAAAACTTGATGACCTGTTAAGGGAAAGGGTGCGTGAACGAGACAATCACACTTGCCAATGGTGCGGTAAAAAAGGTTTAAGTGGTTTTGACTCGCAAGTATCCCACACCATACCAAAAGGTAGGTCAACTTATCTAAGGTGGGATATGACGAATTTACTTTTGTTGTGTGCCTTTTGTCATAACGAAAAGTGGCACAAACTGTCTTTAGGGCGTAAGTGGTATGATGAAAAGTACCCCGAACGGGTGCAGTATTTAGAAGCTAGACAGCATGTAGTAGTTAAAAAAAGGGCATTTATGGAGCAAACATTAAAGGAACTAGAACAATGCGAATAGGTTATATAGGCAATTTTAAACCCCCATTCAGTACCGAGAATGACCGCAAAAAAGATTTTGAAAAATTAGGTCATGAGGTTGTACCGTTTCAAGAAAATGAAGTTACTGCAGAATTTATTATAAACAATTTGACTGCTCTTGACTGTTTGTTTTATTCCCATACTCATGATTACGGAATACGCAATTTGGAAAGTGTTTTTAAAAGATGCCGAGAGCTGGGAATACCTGTAGTCACAATGCACCTAGACCTATGGAGAGGTTTAGAGCGCTGGTCTGATGTAGGTAAAGAAGCTACTTGGACTGCTGATTTAATATTTACTCCTGATGATACTGGCGAGTGGCCAAGCGATATTGCGAAACGACATAGATATATGCGACCTGGTATTTTGTCCGATAGCTGTTATTTAGCTGAACCTGATTTAAAAAAATATCCTTATGAAATTATTTTTGTAGGTAGCCGAGGTTATCATCACGAGTGGAACTGGCGACCTAAGATTATAGACTGGTTAAAATTAGCTTACGGTGGCAAGTTTGCTCTTTATGGTAATGATGGACTTGGAGTTATACGACAGGGCGAACTAAACACTTTATATGCTAGTGCCAAACTTGTTATAGGTGATAGTTGCTTTGGCGGTCAGATTAAAGGCTATTATTCAGACCGAGTTACCGAAACGACTGGTAGAGGTGGTTTTTTACTTCACCCTAAAAACGAATGGATAAATCCTCATGTGGTGCAGTTTGATTTAGACTTTGAGAATATAAAATATCTTATTGACTACTGGTTAGAACATGACGAGGAACGAGAAGCACGAAGAATGGCAATGTTTAATTATACTAAATCTAATGACACCTACTTGCAGATAGGAAAGGAGATACTAGACATTGTTAAGAACACTTATCAATAAAAAGTGGGAGTTGATTTTACCTGCTCACAGAGCTAGTCGTGATGTATGGGATACATGGGAGTTTGAGCGTCTACAATCAATGCACAGCAATCTTTCATCAAAAGATAGGATAATCTATGTTGGTGCGGAAGAAGGCGATTTGGCTGCATTGTGTAGCTTGTGGGGTGCTGATGTAGTGTTGATTGAGCCTAACGAAAAGGTGTGGCCTAATATTAGAGCTATTTGGGAGGCTAATAATTTAAAAACGCCTGAAATGTTTGTAGGCTTTGCTTCTGATATTTCAAGCGAAGATAGTGTAACGGTGTTACAGTTTCCTTTATGTGCTTATGGGGAGATTATAGGCGACCACGGATTTAAAACTTTAAAAGAATATCCTGAAATTCCCACTATAAAGATTGATGATATTCAGGGTCCAATTACTGCAGTTAGTATTGATGTTGAGGGCGCAGAATGTAAGGTAATTGATGGCATGATTGAGACGATGAAAACTAAAAAGCCTAAGATTTGGTTAAGTTTACACAGCGAGTTTATGTACGAACAATATAAAATTTATTCAGGTGATTTAAGAAATAAAATTAAGAATTTTGGATATAAAGAAACCCTACTTGCATACGAGCATGAGGTGCATTTATTTTATGAGCCTTTATAAATATTACTTATCAGTTAAAGATAGCGTTCCTTCAAAAGGTTATTGGGACCAATATTTAATTGACCAACTGTTTAATGATTTTATTGAAGTATCTAAATTAGATGATATTGATGAAGCATTGGTTATCATTGCAGGTGCTTATCAATTTGATGTTGTTGGTAAAATAAATAAAGAACTTTCCAAGCTTGAAAAATGCGTTGTTATTATAACTTCTGATGAGGAAAATAAATTTCCTGTTGAACAAATAAAACACCCGAATTGCAGTATTTATATGAACTATCCAAACGGAAAGGCTAAGGGATTTCCTATAGGCATGACACCGCATACTGATTATTTGAAGTGGGTTGAAAAGGATTTGGATTTATTTTTCAGTGGCCAAGTTAATCATGCGGATAGGCGACAAATGATTAATAGTATTGCTGATTTAGAGGTTAACAGATATGTAAATCAAAGTGAGGGGTTTTCGCAGGGGCTTGAAAAGACCGAATACATGTCTTATATGAGCAGGGCCAAAGTAGTACCAGCACCTAAAGGCAACATATCTTATGATAGTTTTAGATTATATGAAGCTTTAGAAGCAGGTGCAGTACCAATTCCACAAAACACGGACTTTTGGAATGGGTTGTTTGGCTATGTCCCATTTCCTGTTATTACGAACCACGAGCAATGGAAGGGTTACATTCAAGACGCTTTAAACGCATTTCCATATTTAAATATTGAATGCCTTGCTTGGTGGCTTAGAACTAAATTTGATTTAAGGCGATTGGTTTTAAATTTCTTTACTGATGAGGTTATCTCTTTTGTAATACCTGTAAGTCCGATTAAATCCCACCCCGATATTTCTATACTTGTTGAAACCTATAAATCAATAAGATTTCATTTCCCTAATGCTCCTATTTATCTTACCTTTGACGGTATACGCAGGGAGCAAAAATCAAAACGATTGGATTACTTTAACCATATATATCATTTTCTTTTTGAGGTACGAAGTGATGTTAATTTATATCCATTGATTTTTAATGAACACGAGCACCAAATAGGCATGGCTAAAAGTGTTATAAATCTTATTGAGACACCCCTCCTTTGCTATGTTGAACAAGATTGTCCTTTAGTAACAGATGAGCCTATTGATTGGGGGAAGATTTTTAAATTTGTCCTAGAGGGTCATTCAAACATGGTGAGGTTTCATTTTGAGGCTTTTGTACCTAATGAACATGAGTATTTAATGCTTAACATGGAAGATGGATTTTTACAAACTGTTCAATGGAGTCAGCGACCTGCCGTTTATTCAACAGCTTATTTTAGAAGATGTATAACTGACTATTTCAAAAAAAATGCTAAGTGTTTCATTGAGGATAAAATGCACTCCGTAGTTATTGAGGATTACAAGAAACATAATATGGGTGGTTGGTATCAACACAGAATACACATTTACCACCCAGAGGGAAACATTAAAAGGTCATTACATACCGATGGCAGGGCGGGGGAAGCCAAGTATGATGAGAGGCAGATTTTCTGATGCGTAAACTTGGAATTTTAGCCCGTATGGACGATAGCGGTTTGGGGAACCAAACTAAAAGGTTGGTTGACTTTTTAAAGCCTGAAAAGGTCCTAGTGATAGATAGCACACCTTTCGGAAAAAACAAAGCTCAACATAGAGATTGGTACAAAGATTATAACGCTTTCGGTATAAAGGGGTTTCCTACCAATAGTGATGTAGAAATATTTGGCAAGGATATAACTCATTTCTTTTGTTGTGAAAATCCTCATAATTTTCATTTTTACGTTTACGGTAAAAGAAAAAACTACAAAACCTACTGCCAGACAAATTATGAGTTCTGCGATAATCTTAATAGATTAGTTCCCCTGCCTGATAAATTTATAATGCCCTCTTATTGGTATTTAGAGGACATGCAACATAGGTTTGGTAATGACAGAGTAATGTACTTACCACCGCCACTTGACCTTAGTAAATTTGATAGCGAGGTAAACAAAGCACGTTCTTATAGATTTCTTCATATTGTAGGAACTATGGCTGCAAATGACAGAAACGGAACCTTGGATTTGCTTTCGATTGTTAAATATATTCCCTATAACTTTAAACTTGTGGTGAGGTCCCAACACCCACTATCAAGTGAATATATGATAAAAGATGAACGTATTGTTTATGAAATAGGTAATATACAAAATCCAGCCGATATGTATAGGGGTTTTGACGCTTTGATTTTACCTCGCAGATACGGCGGTTTGTGTCTGACTTGTAATGAAGCTTTGGCAAGTGGATTGCCTGTAATTATGCCCGATATCTCACCTAATAACCGATTGTTGAAAAAAAATTGGCTTGTAGACGCTAAAAAAGTTAGTACATTTATGGCTAGAGTTTCTATTGATGTTTATAGTGTAGATGACATGTTATTGGTTGATAGAATATCTGAATTCTTGACTATGAAAGATGAACAGCTACTGAAGGAAAAACAAGATGCTTTGCAAATAGCAAAAGATAATTTTTCAGAGGAAGTTTTATTTCCTAAATATGCGGAGTTGTGGAAATGATAACAATAGTTTTACCCGTCTCTAGGACTACATTTATAAATCAGGTTATGCAGAGTTTAGACAAACTGAATGGTGAAGCTAATTTACTTGTATATGTTGATGATAATTTGAAGGCTTTTGAGAGATGGCGTAACGCTGTTACACGGAGTCAATTTAAAGAGAAGTTGTGTGTATATAGAAAAAAGGGAAAGGCTGACGAAGCTAATATTTTAAAAAGACGTACAAGGATTGGTGATATTCACAGAGAGATGCTAGGGCTTATAAAGGATTCCGAGTATATATTCTTAACAGAAGATGACACAATATTACCAAGTAACACGTTATCAGTTTTAAAACAAAACCTTAATGATTTAAATGCTGGGTTCGTTTCAGGTGTTCAAATTGGCAGATGGGGATTTCCTTATGTCGGTGCTTGGAAAGTAAACGATTTAGAAAATCCAACTTTTGTTGAAAGCGTAAAAAATACCGATGGTGTGGTTGAGGTTGACACAGCAGGTTTTTATGCCTGTTTAATGCGCAAAGAGGTCTATTTAAGTGGTAATTTTGACCCGTACGAAGATGTTTTAGGACCAGACTTTACTTTTGGGTTAAATTTAAGACGCAGGGGGTTTAAAAATTATGTTAATTTTGATATTAAATGCGGACACCTAACACCGAACAAAACCATCACATTTGATAATACTAAAACGAGTGTGGTAAAATTTACAAAAGGTGAAAAATGGAATATACGCTTTTAAATCCTATAATCTTAATATTTGCTACTTGGCGTATTACTAGTCTCATTGTTAAAGAGCTTGGCCCCTTTAATATATTGGAACGCATGAGGTTCGGAAAAGCACTTTGTTTTGATTGTGCTAGTGTTTGGACAGCTTTTATTATTAGTTTGATTTTTTATAATTCCACTATTATATTGCTTGTAACAATGACTCTTGCTTTATCTGCTGGGGTTATTTTATTGGAGAATTTTGTAAATGCCTTGTTCAAGATGTCCTAGTTGGGTTACAAGTCAGTTTAAATGTCTAAAGTGTGGAAATGTATTTATTTATAGGCATAGGGATAAAAACGCACCTACGAGCCATCTAGAGCGTAGAAAGTATAAATGTAATGCTTGTAACGGCTCGGAGTTTGAGTTTATAGGAAAAATATGACGTATTTAGTAACCAAGGAAACAACATTTGATAGCGGACACAGGTTGTCAAAGTATATTGGCAAATGTTACATGTTGCATGGTCATACTTATAAGTTACAGGTAACAGTACAATCTAATGAATTAGACAGTAATGGTTTTGTTATTGATTTTACTGACCTAAAGGCTGTGCTAAAAAACGTAACAGATAAAATAGACCATAGGACATTGTTGTATTCGGAAGACCCCATGAATAAGGAGCTTGTGAGTAATTTGCCCGATGAGTGGTTTGTTCTAGTTGAGTTTGAGCCTACTGTTGAAAACATTGCCAAGTACCTTTATGAGCAGATTAAGAAAGAAATACCCAATGTTGTAAATATTAGGTTGTGGGAAACTCCAACGAGTTTTGCGGATTATGCTTAAAGAAGAAATATTAAAAGATAACCCTAATATTATTGAAAGCTTTGACGAGGATTTAAAAAGAGCCTTTGACGTAATAGATAATGATGTGCCAAAGGAATTTAAAGACGCTTCTCGTGTAAGGCTTAACAGGGATAAATTTAGATTATCTGGTGATGGGGTGTTTTATACAATACAGGGCGAGGGAATGACCATGGGTCTTCCTACTGTATTTGTAAGACTCCATGTGTGCAATTTAAGGTGTGTGTGGTGCGATGCCTATTACACATGGAACCCTAACTCAAAAGAGTTTTGGACAGAAAGCTACGAACTAACAGTTGACGAAACTATTAAGAGGATTGAGGAAACTTGGAAGCCAAAAACTACTATAAGGGTCGTATTTACAGGTGGCGAGCCCTTACTCCAAAAAGCATTAATTGATGAAGTTATTTTAAAAAGACCGAACTGGAAATACGAAATAGAAACAAATGGAACAGTAATGCCAACAGAGTTGCAACTTACAAAGTGTCAGTTTAATTGCTCACCTAAGCTAAGAAATTCAAAGAATTATGACGTAGCTCGTATAAAAGGAGATGTGCTTGAAGCCTTGAATAAAGTCAATACACAGTTTAAATTCGTAGTAATGACCGATGAGGATTTGGAAGAAATAGAGGTGGATTTCGTTAAGCCTTTTAATTTAGAGCATGAAAAAATAGTAATAATGCCACAGGGGGTAACGAGTGGCGAGGTGTGGGCTAATGCAAAGAATGTTGTGGAACTTGCCAAAACAAAAGGTTACAGGTTAATGGGTAGGCTTCATGTTGATATTTGGGGAGCTAGAAGGAAAGTATGATTGAACATATTGAAAGCATATTAAGCGACTTATATCCTGATTGGAAAAATAACCCCGATATGGTTGAAACTCCTAAAAGAGTTGAACGTATGTATAGGCATTTTTTTAGAGACAGCGAGTATTCCCATATAGAAAGCATAATGAGTAAGATTTTCCCGACAACAAATGACCAAATGGTTATTATTAAAGATATTGAATGTTTTGGTATGTGTCCTCACCACTTATTGCCTATTATTTATAAAATAGATATTGGTTATATACCAAAAGGTTTGGCACTTGGTTTGTCTAAGTTTGCTAGGTTATGTATTGCGGTTGCTTCATTTCCGAAGATACAGGAGAATTTGACTTGTGAAATAGCCGACATACTTGAAACGCATTTGAAACCAAGTGGGATTATGGTTGTTGTTAGGGGTGTGCATGGGTGTATGCGGTGCAGGGGTGTTGAGATGGATAGCGAAACTATCACAAGCGATGTTAGAGGTGTATTTAGAACAGTTAGTCAAGCAAGGAGTGAGTTTTTAAATTTATTAAGGAGGTAATTATGAAAATTGTAACTATACTTTCAGGAGGCATGGATAGTACCACTTTGTTATTTGAGGCACTTGGTCAGGGAAATGAAGTACATGCCATTTCGTTTAACTATGGGCAGAAACATAAAAAGGAATTAGAAAAAGCGAAAGAACTTTGTAAAGAACTTAATGTTACACATCATATAGTTGATATATCGGGAGTAAAGGACTTGCTTGTCTCGGCTCTTACAAGCAATGCAGAAGTGCCAGAGGGTCATTATGCAGAGGACAACATGAAGCAAACCGTAGTACCTAACAGAAATGCAATCATGCTTTCAATAGCTTATGGGTACGCTGTGTCAATTAATGCGGATAGGTTGTACTTTGGCGCACACTCTGGAGACCACTTTGTCTATCCAGACTGTAGACCCGAATTCGCTAGTGCTTTAAATACAGCATTAAGAATTGGAAACGAGGGGTTTGCCGATGTATCTTTACTAGCTCCATTCAACAAAATGTCTAAGACGGATATAGCAAAGAGGGGTTTTGAGCTAAAAGTGCCTTTTGAAAAGACTTGGAGTTGTTATAAGGGAGAGGAAAGGCCTTGTTTAAAGTGCGGTACATGTGTTGAGAGAACAGAGGCGTTTTTGGATAACAATAGGCAAGACCCGCTACTTACTGACAACGAGTGGCAAGATGCAGTTAATTATTTAAATAATGTGAAAGAGGGGTTGAAAGAATGAATTACTTATTACCACTAATTACTGGAATGATAACAGGTGTTGTGTTTGGTGTATTAAAACTACCCATACCAGCACCTTCGGCAATTGAGGGGATAATCGGCATAGTTGGGATTTTCTTGGGCTATATGCTGGTAAGCAGGGCATGAAGATATATTTTGCAGGTGCGGAGTCTAAGTCTTATCACGAGATGTTACTTGCAAAGGGTGTTAAAAGACGCTTGGTATCATATTTTTATGTTAAGAGCAGGAAGCCCGAACATAATCTAGTTTTTCCTGATATGTTTTTGGATAGCGGTGCTTTTAGTGCTTTTGTAAGCAATGCAGTAATAGATATTAATGAGTATATTGAGTTTATTAAAAGATATGAGAATAGATTATCTATTTATGCAAATTTAGATGTTATAGGAAATGCGGAAGCAAGCCATACGAATTATATGTATATGCTGAAAAATGGGGTAAAGCCACTTCCTGTTTATCATGTTGGCTCACCCACCGAATATTTACATGAGTATTTTAAGACCGCTGACTATATAGCGTTAGGTGCTATGGTGGGTAAACCTAAAAAGATTTTAATTCCTTTCCTTGAAAAGGTGTTTTCAATTGCTAAGGATTACTGGCCTAAGAAGATACATGGCTTTGGGCTTACCTCCACTAGCTTAATGCAGTCATACCCTTTTTACAGCGTAGACAGTACAAGTTGGTTAGGACCCGGTAGGTATGGCGGAATCGTTAGGTATCATAGGGGTAAAGTTCAAAGTAATGGTAGTGAATTTGATAATATACTGGGTAAGACGCTAAACTATACACAGAGAATACCTAAAGCTATTGACGGCTTTTTAAGTATGGAAAAATATATTACCCAACTCTGGGAACGTAAAGGAATAAAATGGTAGAACATACATTTAATGTTGAACAAATAAAATTAATAGATATAAAAGATGTAAGACCAAATACATGGAATCCAAAAGACTTAAATACAGACGAATACAAAAATGTCGTTAGTTCAATAAAAGAAAACGGACAGCAACAACTTGTACTCGTAAGGCAGAATAGCGGGTTTGAAATACTAGACGGTGAGCAAAGGTATAGAGCAATGCTAGAACTTGGTTACGACAAGATTTATGTTTACGATATGGGGGTTGTAGATGACGTTAGAGCTAAAGCCATTACACTATGGTTTCAAGTTCAAGTTCCTTTTAATAGGGTCAGCGAAGCAGGGTTGGTAGTTGAATTGGCTAATATAAAGTTACCTTATACAGATGAGCAGAGGGCAGAGTTTTCAAAGGTTCTAGAATTTGATTGGGACAATTTTAAAGACAATTTGGAAGAGGGTGGTTTGAGTTTAAAAAACGGAAAGGAAATTGAGTGTCCAGAGTGTGGGCATAAATTTAATATATAATGGCACAGGGCGTAGCTTGGGATAAAGACAAAATTCTAAACGAGGTATTGAAGCCTTATTTCTTATTAGGTTATTCTGTAACCAAGGCTTGTAGATTAGCAAAAATCCCACAATCAACAGTTGACACTTGGATACAAGCAGACGACGAACTTCGTTTATTAATTGAGTCTTGGCAGGGTATGGTTAGCGCAAAGGCAAGAAGCAATATTGTTGAAAAAATACAGGGTACAGAGGAAGAACCGCCCGATGTTGGCTTGTCAAAATGGTGGTTGGAAAATGTTGACCGAGATGAGTTCAAAAAGGGAATTGAGCTTGATACAACAAGTGAATTGAAAAAAGTAATAAATGACTTACTCACAGAAGATACAGAAGATACAGAAGCTAATTAGTAGGCTGTATAAAAACGGTAAGGGGGAGCCTTACGAAGCCACTATAAGCCAAGCCAAGATATTCATGGAAATAATAAACCCACGACAGCGTTGGTTGTGGGTTTCTGCACCCACTAGATTTGGAAAGTCCGAAATACTTGGCATGGCTTTACTTTATTTGGCTAGGGTGGAGCATTTAAAAATTCCCATTGTTGCAGGTTCAAAAGATAAAGCTAATAAGATAATGGATTATATACTACAGCACATATCCGACAGCAGTATTTTTTCGGAAGGGCTTGTTAATTTGGATATGTCTAGTATTGAAAAACTAAAGGTAAGAACAACAAAGGAAGTTTTGAGGTGGTCTACTGGTGGTTGGATTTACATTACTTCTGTTGAAGCGGATAACACTATAAAGCAGGGCGAGGGTGTGGTTGGTGAGGGCGGTGATGTTGTTGTATTAGAGGAAGCGGGTTTAATTAAGCACGATGAACAGTTTTCTAAAATAGTTCGTATGCCCGAAGAAGACAGGGGGTGGGGTAAATTAATAATGTCAGGCAATATGATTGAGAGGTCGGTATTTGAAAAGGCCTATCATAACCCACTTTATAAGAAACTTCGTATTACATTAGAAGACGCACTTGCAGAGGGTAGGTTCACACAGGCTTACTTAGATGAAAAGAAAGGACAAGTTACTTCTAAGGACTGGAAGCGTTATTATATACCTGAATTCCCACTTGCTGATGAATATGCCTATTTTAAGCCTACAAGGTATGACGTACTTCCTAGAGAACTGAAATATTACGGAGCCATAGACCCAGCTTTAGGTGAGAGTGAAAAGGGAAGTGCTACGGGTATTGTTGTTATAGGTGTAGATGATAAAGGTCAAAGATATGAGGCTGAAAGTATTAAAAAAATACTCAAGCCAGATGAAGCAA